GTCCCTGCCAATAGGGTATCGCCCGTCCCATCATTGGGAGCCGAACCAGTACTAATCCCTTGTTTAGCCATTACTTAAAAACGTTTTTTCTTTATTTATAGTTAATATGGAGGGTTATCATCGAGAGTCACCGAAGTATCGGAAATTCTGATAACCGTAGAGTTGGATCTGTTGGTGTCATAGAAGAAATCATTATCAACAGTATTTTCAAGTTCTGCTGTTCTGGCATTAACAAATGTGGAATCTCCTATTTGTTTAACCTTAACATATTCCTCACCCAATCTCAATACATCCCCTTTAGTCAATGATCCAATTCCAGCACTAATTGTGATACTTTCTGTGTTAATACCAATTGCTTCAGATACTGTCACCTTCAATCTCTTATTTGTTAGAGGAGATTGAATAATATTATCAATCATAATCAAAGTCTGTTTGGTTGGATCTTGAACTTTGAGAAGGTGTGTTCCTGTTCCTAAAGCAGTAAAGTCAAATGGTAGTGATGTGGAGAATCCAGCAACTCTAAATTTAAGATCATCTACTTTTTGAACAAACATCTCATCAGGTAAAACATTTGTTCCACACTCTACAGGAGTTAATGTAATATTGTCGCCTGGTGTTGAACCACCAATATATGTCCCTGCAATAGAGATCGCATTAGTAGTTGCGTAACCAGTTCCACCAGTTACGACTTCAACTTTAGAAATATCTAAGTTAGCGTCTCTAGTGACGTTGAATGTTGCACCTGATCCACCACCATCATTAGTTGAAGGAAGACTAGAGTACACAGTTGCAATACCAACTCTAGATCCTGTTGTTTTAGTAACAGGGAACAATAAGTTGTTTGCTGGTGTTGCACCACCAAGATATGTACCAGCAATACCCACAGTATCACCAACGATGTAGTCTCTACCACCAGATATGAGAGTTACAGCAGTCGAAATACATTGTCCAGTGGTTTGATCAAAGTCAAACTTAACTTGGAATCTGGCATCAGATCCAGTTGTAGTGAATCCAGGCAAACCACCATCTGCATTTCCAAATCCATATATTCTAAACAAGGCGCCAGGAGGATTTTCTGTCACAGCAGTTCCTGTGACTGGGCCTGGAATTTGAATATTATATCCATTCTCATACAGTGAACTTCCACCAATACCAGATGTGACTACAGACATAACGATGTCTTTTGGCCCTGTAGTATGGGATGTAGTTGCAATACTAATTCTATCTCCACCCTGAGTGTCATAAGCAACTGCCTGTCCAGTCTGGAAATCGTGATTCTGTATCTGTATAGTATTGAGAAGTAGATCGACTTGAGTGAAAACTCCAGTAGCTAAGAATGATTTCTTGAACACAGGCACTCCACCTACACTCAATCCAAACTGTTTACTACCAACCAATGTTCCTGTTCTATCATGAGATCCATTAAAACCAGAGGAGATATCATCTAGATTCAAGACTTTATTGGTCTTGTTCATGATGAAACTCTTAATTGGTCTGCCTTCTGGGAAGAAGATTCTTTGAACTGATCCATCGGGTAAAGGATCATCTTCTGTAACAATAGCAAAATTATCTCTTCTACCCATATACATTTCGTTGTCTATATTCAAAATAAGTTCAACAGAAGAATCAACTGGTTTTACCTTCATGTTGGTAGACTTAGCAATTCCTACGATGGCAGGAGCATTTGCAATCGGATCACTTTCGATAATAAGATCAGAGAACTCTAAAAATCCAGATGGATGAACAATAGATTTAACTGATTCTTTCCATGTTGTATATGGCAATCTACTCTTAATTGAGTATGAGAACTTTTGGAAGTAGAAGTTATCGGATAATCTTTGACTGAAATCATTAAGAATACCGATATTCATGTCATTCTTAGAAACTTTGTCTCTAGTAACTCCAAGAGTAGTCTCAACACTAAATCTGTTTACATCTCTTACTTCGCCTTCTAACTTTGAAACCTCACCAAACAAAGTGTCGCCTGGTAAAAGAGTTCCAATAGTATCTCTTAATCTAAGTTGACCTATATTTACATCCCAACCATTCTCTGAAACTATTCCTTCAAATTTCTTAGATGTTACCTTTTCACCAGACAAATATTTGGAATCATCAATAATGGTCATATTAAACTTCGCCATATCGTTGAAGTTAACAATAGACCCTAATGTGAAGTCATCATCGTAAGTTCCTAATGTTACTGTAGATATTCCAGGCGCATCTGCCATACTAAACTGTACAGTTGCATTTGAAGTGTTAACACCAGTAACTGTGTAGAAAGAGGAGTCATAATCAGTTGAGTTAAAATTGGCTTCTCCAGCAAGTAGAGATGAAGGTTTTAATCTACATCCCTCTACAAATACTTTGTCTCCAATAGCAAATGGTAAAGAAGTTTCTGTAGTTGCAAAACCAGTTGCAACTGGGATATTGAATTGTGCATCTAATAGTAATTCAGCAGTAACTGTAGTTCCACTATGACTGATAGCGTCTATGTCATAACCATTTGAGTTATTGGTTGTAATAATACTTAAAGGCTCTTTAAATTCAAAAGCATTTTTAATTATTTCAACTCTGTTGACAGATCCACCTTCTACATGAGCTGCAATTTGAACATTACTATTACCACGAACAGTCAGAATTGGTGGTTGATTGTATCTAGTTCCACCATCAGTTACTTGAACTTCATTTATTCTAGAAATACCACTTATATCAACTATTGCTGGAACACTTAAGAATGGTAATAGAGTGGGGTCTGTAGGGTAATCAAATCCGTCTTTGATTCTTTCAATGAGATCTATCTTACCAATATCAGGTGATGATACTTTTACGATTCCATCTTGACCTTGAGTACTTGCAAAACCAATAACTTTAGGTAGGATAGTGTATCCTCTGCCTGGGAAGTTTATCTTAGTCTTAAAGATAGGCCCTCTAGCAGTTGGTGATGTTGTACTGTATGTGATAGTACTTACACCAGTTCTAGAAACAAACTTTTGTGATTCTAGTGGTTTTTCTTTTAAGTTGAATGAAAAATTCCTGTCATCAACTTTTATTATTTCATGTTCATTTTTTAAGACAAGATCATTGAAGGTTAAGTTGTTCCTACCAACAACATCAGTATCAGATGATCCAAATGTCTTTCTAGTATCAGATGGAACGACAGGTGTAAGACTGTAGAAAGTTTTTCTTGGCCAAGGAATGGTTGTTGTGATAGTTACTGTTGCATCAGTGGTTCCAGAGATGCCATTTCTAGTAATATTGAATCCAGTGTCATTAGTACCGTTAACATCTAGTTTCTTGTTAAAATTAACATCTTCAAAGAAGTCCAATCGCATATCTAGAAGACTCTGATCAGATACGTCGAATGTTACCGTATTTCCAGTCGTAAAGTCTAATGGTGGATTTATTTTAGCAAGGAAGCTGAGATTACCAGCACTTGCTTCATCTACACTGGTTATGGTAACAGGATTGGAGTCAAATACGTCAGATTTGTATTTACAGAGTTTTATAGAGTCTGTATTTTCTCTAAGAACAAAATATGTCTCATTATTAATTAATCCATTGACGAAATTGCCATTATCGTAGTAAACAACTTTATCTCCATTTTGCAAATCATCAGGCACCGTTATTTGGGTTAAATCAGCTGAAAAACTTGAACGGGCAAATCCAATACGTTTTGTAGTAACTTTAGCAAGAACTGGATCATATCTCATGACCGTATCTTCTGTAGATTGAGGAAGAACGTCAATAGTGATTACATCTCCACTTTCAAGTTCATGATCTGACTTAACTCCTACTTTTCCGAAGAATTTTTCAACTTTGGATGTTACTTTGTCAAATGCAGTTGCCAAAGAGTGTGCATACCCAGAATTGGAAGCAACATTATAAAACCATATCGCATCAGAAGCTGTGGAGAATGCCACGGTAGCTAATCCAATATAATCAGGTTCAAAGTTGATTGCGTACACATCACCATCAGGAAGAACCTCAGTTCCGACACCAGATGTAGCACCAGCAGCAACTTTTGCCCAAACAAGAGATGTTCCACCAATACCCATGTTATAAACGAGTTTTTGACCAGTGAAGAACTTGTGATCTTTAATATAGATTCTTTGTTGAGGTACAAATCTATTTTCTATAGTTTGTATTGTACTTAATCCAGTTAAAGGAAGTGTATAATGAGTTCCTGTAGAACCAACACCAACTGTTTGTTGTGGATTGAAATAGGTTATATAATTTTCAAAAGTAAACTTAGTTACAGTCGAATTACCAACAGGGAAAGAAAACTTGTTAGGTTTTAAGATAACGTTGTTAGATCCAGCTGCATGAGTCATCGCAGCACCAACATAATTCTCTCTGTTTACAAATAGTCTAGAGAAATTTGTATCAATACCAGTAACAACAAATTTTTCTGTTCCTATACCTAAAGTATCGCTTGGGTAGAACCCTCGTGTATCAGTAACAAATATATGTGTGCTTACACCAGTATTTGTAACATTATCTAAGTAAGTTGCTAGTCCTACACTCCTACTTACAACACTTACCTTCCTAAGACCGTTAAATTCAGTAAATTGAGATGTGTCTATGCCACTTATCGAAATAATCTCACCATTGACAATATCATGTGGTTCTGTAGTGACACCTGTTATTTCTCTATTACTTAATCTTAAACTAGTGTTGACAAATGTGGATACACCTATTTCTACAGTATCAATATCCTTACCTAGAAGTTCACTTACAACAATATTAGCACCAGAACCATTTGTACCTTTGGCATCTAGAGTTAATGTATCATCTACTTTATATCCATCTCCTCTGGAGAAAATAGTTACTGATGTAATACCAGCACTTCTGGTTTTAGTAACTTCAAACTCTTGTTTTAAGGCATCTTTAACATCATCAATAAGTTCATAATCAGAGTTACCATATGAAAGATAATATGGTGATATGTTTCTAGTAAGATTTCTAGAGATAATATCAATGTCTTGGTTGAAGAAAGTTACAAAGTTTTCTTCAATTGGAGTATCTTTAAATTTGTTTCCAAGTAGATATGGATATTTTGGTTTAGCCACACCACTAGAGTCAATATCTACACTATAGAAGTATGCATAAGTGCCATCAGGGAACTGTGGTGTTACACAATACCTTCCACCGAACTCGTCTAGGTCGCCAGAGTTGTCAAAGATGTAATCATTGACAAAGTATCCAAATGCAAAGCCAGGGGGTCTTATACCCGATAATAAAGAGGTGTTGAGAATATATCCCGACTGTAATCTTCTGATTGCACCACCAGTAGGAGTTTGATATCCATATGGGCCATAGATTGGATTACCGTCATAAGCAAATCCCAATATTGGTGAATGGAAAGCATTAGGTGTTTCTAAGTTACCAGAATCAATGTTATCTCCAAGTTGATATCTCAACTTTTGTGGAGGATACATTCCAATTGTCTGTAATTGATATTCTGGGTTAGTACTTGGTTTTGTAAGTATCGAATCTTCTACGTTGATGATATTATCATTCTTTTGAACTTGGTTGATCTTCCATTCACGAACGTTAGCTATAAACTTAGCAGACTTACCTCTGTTACGCAAATCTAACGTGGTGTCACTACTGCTATACCCTATTCCACCATCAAGTATTTGAACACCAGTAATTTTATCACCAGTAATGACTGGTCTAACATCAGCAAAACTTCCTGTGGGACTGTATATGTTAATATCAGAGTCTTCTCTGTATCCTTGACCAGATGCAAGAATCTGAACGTCAACTATAGATCCACCAATAATAATTGGTTTTAATAATGCCTGGAATACAACAGTAGAGATCCCAACATCAGGTCTTCTTTGGAAATCCATGATATTGGTGCAACCATAACCAATTCCACCATCTTCCAAGTAAACATTGTCTACAGATCCTAAAACTAACGGATCTATCTCTGGTTGTATGACAGTTGTGCTACCAATAGCAGATAAACTCTCAATCTTTACTACTATGGGAGGATACTTTATAGTATGTTTACCACTACCCAAACCACGAATTACAGTGGTTTTATTTTTGTTATAATTCGTAAGATTTCTTTGTGAGGAAACCCCAACATCACATAATTTGAATTTATTGCTATCAATAACTTTAATGGCATATTGAGTGGTTGTAGAAAGACCACTAGCGACAGTTCCATCGGTAGAATATTCAACTATCTCTCCGTTATTGAAATGATGATCGTATGCCAGTATATAATCGTCAGATGTACTAATACCAGATTGAACGTCTCCGTTAACAGGTCTTGCTGGAACAATTATCTTTCTATTTGAATATCCAGATCCACTTTCTTTTACATAGATCTTGGTTATTGTATTTTTTGCTTCAAGAGAAGTAAATTTATGAAAACCAAAACTTATGTTTCCAATATTAACTGTATTGATTCCAGATTTAGCATCTTCTGGAGTATTGTATATCTTTATTATTTTATCACTTACAGGGCCAGCAAAGTAAGTAGATCCACTGACAACATTGACAATAGGAGTATTACCTCTAGCATCATAGACTACACCTTCACCAACTTCAAAATTATGTCTTTCTTGAAATGTAATAGTCTCATCAGTTGTATTGACAGATGATCCATCTGCCTTGAAATTTGCAACAATACTTCCTCTAACAAGATTAGATTCTAAAACTGCACCAGATCCATTACCACCTTCTACAGTAATTTTTGGTTTTTCTTGATATCCGATGCCAGGAGTTACTAATTTGATATCTCTAAATGATCCAACCACATTAACATGACCAATAGCACCAGTTCCCTGAGCATCATTAACCACCATAGGAGGCCCAGTAATAACATCATAGTCTGTGCCTGGATTTGTTACTTTAATACTGGTTATGTCACCATGAAAAATTTGTTCATCAAAGACTGTAGGAGGGAATAGTTCCACACCATTAGCCATCAATCCAATACCTCGGTTGTTTATCTCTCTTTTGTTTGGATCATCAAATAGTTCCTCTTCTTTTATGTAAGGATACTTTCTAATTATTTTTTGATTCTTAAGTGTTTTATTCTCCCAACCAGATTTGTATATGTACTGTCCATCGGTTGAAGTTCTTACAGCAATATATTTCTGAGCAAATACATCAGCACCACTAAATGATAAGTAAAATTGAGTTTGGTTGATGGCAGTTACAAAGTAAACACCAGTATTAATTCCACTATTTGTTGTATTATCCCAGTAAATCTTATCACCAGTTACATAGTTGTGTGGTAGAGGTGGTGGTGATGTTAGACTGACGTTGGCAGCGTCAAAAGACTGAATAGTATAAGTAAACCCACCACCAAGTAAAGGTGTGCCAGAAGAGTCTATGGCTTCGGTAGAACTTGTTTTTACAAATACCTTATTGTCTGTCGCAAATATAGGATAGTTTGGTAGACCAGAAGAAGTTACATAGAAGAAGTTTTGATCTCTGTCGATATAACTGTTTTGAATACCTACTGGAAAATTGGATACTTCAGTAAAGTAGTTAGAATTATGAGATGCTTTTGTAACAGTTTTTGTTATTACATTTGAATTTAAAGGAATATTACCTGTAGCTTGAACAACAATAGTATTAGAATAGATCTGTTCTACATTTGTTGAATCATATTCGATTTGTTTGACAATTATTTCTGTTTGTTCATTCTTAGCATTCTTTAATATTAAAACTTCGTCAATATAGAAAACACATGAGTCAAATATGACAATTCGGTAAGTATTAACGTTTACCTGACTAATATTGGATACATTGTGACTGGATGGGATGTTGTATATCCAATTATTGAATTTTGGATCGTCTCCATAGTCTTTACCGAATGAAAGGAGCTGAAGATTATCTCCAATTTGCATATTTGTAGAATCGGAGGCATCTACCTCGTCAATTACGTTAACAAGTCTGAATTCTAGTAATGATGTTTGACCAAAACCAGCATATGCGTATGCCAATTTGTTTTCAAGTATATCAGCACCAAAAACCAAAGAAGTCGTGATACCAGTAACGCCTAAAAACTGATTTATGGTTTTATCAGTATAATTTAGAGTTAAAAAGTTTGCACCTTCTCTTGGTTTGACTAATAGAGTACCACTTTGTCCAAATCCCACTGTAGAGTCAACAACTAGTGTTGGAGCCTCTGCTACGGTAGCTTCTAACGCTTTAGTTTTACCAGGCACTTGAAAAGATCCGTCAAATGATGTCGAGTCAAGTGATATCTCATAAAAATCAGTTTGATTTATTGGTCTATACTCTACATTGTAAATTGAAGCACTCGCAGTTCCAATTCCAGCAATATCTTGATATAAGAAGTTACCAATAGTCTCTAATGGTTGTCCACCAAACAAATTTTCAACAAGAACGTGTTTAGTTTTGAAATATACGTTGGCGGAAGGAACAATAGTGTTTTCTATTGGTTTGATAAGCTCAATATCTTCACCATAGAGAAGTTTGAATAGAATCTGATATGAAGCATCAGTTCCCTTCGACATATAGAAGTCTTTTGCCCTTGTTAGGACGTTAGTAACAGATGTTCCAGATATAAATGATCTGTTTTCAAAGCCAGGTAAAAATTCTGTCTTAAATTTAGTAAAAAATGTTTGTAGAAATAAATTACTTAAATTCTGAACTGTTGCACCTATTAAATGCACTTCAGCATTAGTTTCTGCAAAATTAAGAAACTCAGCTGCGTCTTTTTTTGATATTTGGTCTATTCCACTGAATCCTCTTGCACAACCTAAAAATTGTGTGTCGGTCTTTGATGTATATGTAATAATCTCGTTGTCTATCTTCAATAAACCGTAACTATCGGGCCATCCAGTGGTAGAAGTTACTGTTATAATGTCATCACCAGCATAAACGTTGTCTGTTAGTGTGGTGCTAACAACTAAGGTCTCGGCATTGAATGCCCCAATCTGTCTGTACTTAGCTAAGTTATTTGCTAAGTCATCTACACCAGATTGATGTTCTTGTGATTTATAATAAGCTTTTAAAAAATCGACAAAAAGAGGTGACTCCTGAGTCAAAAACTCAGGAACCTGTGATTCAATCACATGGGAGACTTTTACTCTTTTTATGTCTGTCATTTATCGTGTATAGATTGATTCGCTAGCGTAACTTGATGTTGTAACGTATGCGGTTGCAGAAGTATTCTCTCCAGAGGAAACAACGTCTGGTAAAGCTTTAACTGTGCTGTTTGAGACATCTAATTGTAAATACAAATCTTTTAAAGCAATAACGTCGTTAGAATCTGGTATTGCTTCAACTTCAATAACTCCACTTGTTAATGATGCACCTGTTATATTTACCACATCCAAATTAATCTCTCCGTGGACGTAATCTACAGTACCAGCATCATTCTTGATTATCAATGGGAGGTTATTTACAAGTTTAAAGAACACTATCTTTCCAACAGTTGTTCCAGCTGTAGGAACATCACCCATGTATAGAGTTCCATCTATATCATTTACAGTAAATCCACTAGAACGTATGCCATATCCATTTGGTTGTTCATAAAAGGCATTTCCGTAGCAAAGTTCATATGTTGCGAAAGTGTTTAACTCAGGGGTTATATTACGTCTCATCTTAACTCTAGTAATGTTAGACGTAACTCCTCTAGCAGAGTCATCTATCAAACCTACAATTTTACTATACTTAAATCTACCACCGAAAGCATTAATGTCGGATGAATTGGAGTAAGTTGTTAGAGCTTCTGTAACACTACTGATTAATTCTGTTGCATCGCTCGTTGCATTAGTATTATAGTAGACAGAAGTATCGACTTCAACATAAAGATATTTAAGATCAATAATTTCTGGTTTGATACCAGCAATGGAATATTGTTTAAGCTGTCTAGAGATATCATCTTTAGTAATCTGTGAAAGGAAAGAACCATTCTTCGGTTTTATGGAAATAAACACTTTTCCATACTCAGGTGGATCTAGTTCTTCTCCACCGTAGGCAGTCACAGATTCAACGTTAGGATAAACGAATGGAATTATACCTGTATAGTCATTGGCGGTTACTGCACGGTATTGTGAGGAGTATATACGAGGTGCTAAGTATTTGATTGAACTAATATCTTCAATATTGTCTCCGTTATCTGATTTTTGAGATGTTGAGAGAGCCGATATGCCTTGAGTAACTGTTGAATCAGTATCATCTTTCAAAATACCAACAAATGAGAAATTTCTAGCTCCATTTCCACCTTTTCCGTTAGTAACGATATAAGTTACAGTTACTAATGCTCCAGCTGGCGGTTTTTTACCAATAATTCCATCACCAAATAAGATTTCGTACTGTTCGTCTTCAATTTCTTGAATTAGGAACAATTTAGAGGTAGCATCCACTCGTAAAATGTTATCATAGAGCGTATAAATCTCATCTGTGGTTGAAGAGACAGTTACACGGATAGAAGTTGTGTCAATATTTCCGTTTGGGAGGATATATCTTTGATTTGGTTGAGAATAATCAATGGAAAATGTTTTTTGAAGATAAATTCCCTCATAGATTTTCAAATTACTGAAAACAGCAGTATTATTGTCACTAGTTGTAGCTACAAAGTCGTCTGGAATTGAAAATATGTACTGACTTCCTGTTTGATTACCTAGGGCAACTTGTCCAGCCTTCAAAGTTAAGATTTTTGTGTCATTTGTGCCTAAATCTACACTAAAATTAACGGTAGCTTGTGCAGCTCTGGTAGATCTTGGAACATATCCAATATTTCTAGCAAGAGAAACGACATTTTCACGCAATGTAGCGCTGTCAAGGAAACACTCATTGACTGCCATGTTAGTATTGTAAGCAGTAATGTAAGAGTTATACGCTAAAAGGTCAATTAAGGTAGAAAAGTTGGAACCTTCAAAGTCAAAATCAGCAAAATCGCTGTTCAATCGAAGGTAATCTTTAATCTGAGCTCTAAGCTCAGCGAAATCTAGGTTTGTAAACTGATTAAATGACATTATACTCTAGTTGATTGAAGAATAAATTCTATACTTTGCTGTGGAAACTGCATCCCAGTGACATCATACTTGATAGCTACGTTTAATTCATTAGTATCTAAAGGATAACTCACTCCTACTTCACAATTACTTACCCTAGGTTCATGATTTTCAAGTAAAAGCTTTATATCGTCCTCTAAAACTTGAGCAGTATCGGGATCTTGTTGCTCAAATAGAGTATCTTCAAGAGGACTACCTATTGATTTTTGATAAAATCTTTCACCAACTCTTGTTCTTACTAAATTTTGGACAGCTCTCTTGATTGCATCTTCATTTACGAAGACACCAATGTCATTAGTCACAGGATGGCGACCAAATGATAAACTAATATCTCTAAATGGAGTCCTATTAACGAGTGGTCTGTCTACTTTTGCCATTATTCCTCAAGAAGTTTCTTCTTTTTCTTATCATTTAGATGATCTCCTACGACTTCTCGCAAAATATCATCAGCTATCTCTTCCTCTGGACGAGGATTTTTGCCATTAATGTAAAAATCGTCGTAAGATTTGTCCCAATCTTCCATTCTAGTCATGATTTATGGTTTTGCTAACTCTATTTAGACACAAAAAAAGACCCTTTTAGGGTCTCTTAAAGTTTTTCGATTCTTTTTAACCAGCAGCAAGTGGAGATTGTGAATCATTTGTGTTTGCAGCAGCCTTTTTTCTTGCCTGAGCACTCACATCATACTGTCCTTTTACACTTCCACTAGCGAATCCCTGACTTTCGACATTATGGGGTGCTAATTTTGGATCTGAGTCTGCCATCTTTTAACCGTTTTCTTTTTATTTATCTATTTGAGCTCTTAATCTGTCTGGAGAAATGCCTTCTGACATATAAAAGTTCAATCTTGCTCTTGCCTGCTCCTTATCTAGACCTTGATCTTGATGAGGGTCGTTGACACACCACCCTGATGTGCCTAATTCAACGACTTTATATCTTATTTCACCATTTGCCATTAGATAATCCTCGTTTTCTCGTGACCAACACGGATTTTAGGATCAATCCAGATCTCCATACCCGCTTCTTTTGCATCTAAACAGAAAGATACGTCTTCTCCACACATATCTTGAACATCACCTGACTCAAAGACTTGCATTTTAGGAGCAAACCAAGGATACTTCATCTCTTTATGTTCAAATACACCGTTTTTAATGAGTAACCAACCAAATCCAGTGTAGTCAACAGTGAATGCCTTGCGTCTACGAGAGATTGACTCGATAGTTTCGTGATTCATCACTCCACCATTCTTAGCAAAGTCTTCTTCTTCTAACCAATGTGCAACAGATGTAGTTTTTCCATCCTCTGTGCAGTACCAACCACCAGCAATATCTTTTTGCATCCATACCAATCTATAGAACTGCTCTGTATTGAAGACAATATCAGAGTCAATCCATAACTGATAGTCATATTTTAGTTTTCCGTCCCAAGGTATTTGATCTGGGCCTCTGAGAACGTTAGCACCAAGGCATTTGCATCTTGCAAAGTTAACCATTGATGAATAATCTTGTGAGATCTGAATACTAGATCCATTCTGAACAAGGTCGAAGCATAGTTGAACGAAGTTCTTTAAAAATATATAAGAGACTCCTCTACCTGGCAGACAGAAAACTATTGCTTTACCTTTGGCTAATGCCTTTGCCTCGTCTAAGTTAAAGTCATCTTCGACTTTCTTAGTTTTGGGGGCATTTGCCTTTACTGTAAATCCTTTTGCCATAACATGTTGTAATTACATTCTTAAGTATACCACGGTCAAACCAATTTGTCCATAGTGTTATATTATATAGTCTTGTTTTATGAGCTCTTTTTGAGAAACTCCTGACTATTACAGGGGCCTAACAACATTCCCTGATCATTAATTCCTTTCAAAGCCATGCTGTTGATTGCAATGTCACCAGCCACTGATATTCTTTTCTCGTCAGTTAAGTAGTGGGGGTAAACCGCATGAAATAGATCACTCGGAAAGATTAACATATGTCCTTCATTATATTGTTGTTCTAATTTCCAATTTACTTTTCTTACACTTCCAGTGATATCATTATAGGTAAGAATGAAATCCCCTGCATCTGGGTGCAGGCCATCTTTTGATTCTTGTTCTTCTTTTGCACAGGAAGGAATCTTAAGCCATACAACAAAAGAGAATATGGCGTCATGTTGATGTAATGATTGATATTCTCCTTTTCCAGTATAATTTGCCCAAAACTTCTGAAAGGTTAACTCGTGTAAATGAGTTGTTCTTAACCTATGAGGTATTCCAAAGTCTTCAATGTATTGTTGTATTACTTTTCCCAGAACTTCTTTTTGAAAACGGTTATCGTCATCTATTAACATCCACTGTTGCTTTGCATTATCTGGTTCATACTTTTCGACCAGATGATGTAGATGATCCAAATGTTCTTTATCCAGAGTTATATCTAAAACTCCGTAATTAGGTAAATCAATCTTTTTGGTTCTCATTTTTAATCACCTTTATTTCTTCTTTACGAAGTTCATCATTTGGATAGTTTTTAAAATACTCTTTTAGATATTCCAGTTTATGTTTTATATCTGCCACTGGAATGTCTTCCATAATAAGGTTATCGCCAATATAGACGTTATAGGTATTCATCTTCCCAAACGGCCATCATATCCTCTAAGTCCTTACGGATATCAGGATGATACATGAGATGATTATCATTCTCCAATCTGAAAGAGATCGATTCGTAGATGTATTCTAGTTCCTTGACATCAAGGTCTATATTCATTGTTTCTTGTAATTCCATTATGTCATTATCTATACATTTGAGTTTTTACCACTTGCTGTCGAGTGTTCTACTGGCCTGTCTGGATTGATTGGTTCAGTAGGCGACATACTATCAAAAACGATATCTCCAGCTAATGCAACACGATACTCAGTAGTTGTGTAGTGTGGGTATACAATATGATTTAGGTCACTTGGAAAGAACAACATTTTACCTTCGGCTCCTTTCCCTAAAACCCAGTTTCTCTTTTGGTATTGTCCACATGTATCGGGATAACAAAGTACAAAATCTCCTGCTTCTGGTCTGAACCCTGGCTGTGCATCATGTTCGTCTCTTCCTTCAAAAGGTATCTTTAACCAAACTACAAAGGTGAATATTCCTTGATGATCATGTATGCTTTGATAATCTCCATCTTGAGATACACGACACCAGAAACGAGAGAATGTAGGTAAGTGATAATGTGTTGATTTGAGTTTAAAAGGTGTTCCATATGTTTCAAAGTAACTTTGAGCAGCAGGCATCAGAACTTCATTTTGAAAGAGTCCTTCATCATCACTAATAAAGAATTGTTTGTCAGCGATGTTATCAATACTTAGCAATCGGTTTCCTTCCCACTTTGCACCACGGGCATACTTATGAACTAACTTCCACAAGTAGTCAATATCTTTATCTTCCAGTTCACATTCAAGTACACCGTAATTAGGTAGATCTACGGCTTTAGGTTTCTTCATTTAGTTTCTCACGATACTTACGACGGCCATTCACTACCTTCTCCATTTGTGCATCAGAGTATCTAGTCGTATAATATCCCTTGTCAGCCAACTGCTTACTCGTATCGTCCAACGCGGTGATTTTTTGTATCATGACTATGGTAAAGAGTTCATCCATCTTAAGTAACAACCACAGATCTCTTCCTTGACAGTTCAGAAACGTGTTGAGTCCATCAACGGCGCCAGACATTTGATCTGGATTTATGATATTCGCATTGGACTTTGCTGCTACTATGACTACATCGTGGCTCTCATCGAAGTTTTCACATTCTCTTGTAACCACCTCCCAGTAGTCGTACGCGCTGAAAAAGTCATAAACCTTGACCAACTTCAATCTATTATCATCTCTTACCTTCTTCGCATAAGGGCAACGTGGCCCTGTATAATCTCCCCCATTCAGTTTATCGGGTTCCTGTAAGTAATCAATCCAATCATGCATGTATTCTGCAAGAACATCTAAGTCATGATTGACAAATGCTTTAGATCTCATTAAAAACTCTGTTCCTCCATTACACAATCATCACCAATACAGGTGGCAAAGGATAAACTGTCAGTGTGATACGACAGATAAATCTTATCCCATATAAAGTCAAAGTCCTCTTCACTCAGATTCTTAAACAAACACTTATCCTCATAGTATATGTGATACGTCTTGCCAGTGATCGCTGAGTTCAT